CAAGAATGGAAAAACTGCGCTAATTGCCTGTTTGGCGCTGGCGCATCTTGTCGGACCGGAGGCGAAAAGAAATGCACAGATAACCTCCGGCGCAATGAGCCGGGATCAGGCCGGCATTGTTTTTAAACTTGCTGCGCAAATCGTTGCGCAATCGCCTGAACTTCGCGTGATTGTGCGAATTATTCCAAGTCAAAAGACTCTTATCGGCATCCCGATGGGCACTGAATACCAAGCGATCAGCGCCGAGGGCAAGACGGCGCATGGCGGCTCGCCTGTCCTAGCTATTCTCGATGAGGTCGGGCAGGTACGCGGACCGCAATCTGATTTCATTGATGCAATCGTGACGAGCCAAGGCGCGCATGAACAGCCTTTACTGCTAGCAATTAGCACCCAAGCACCGAATGATGGCGATCTGTTTTCTATTTGGATTGATGACGCAATCAACAGTGATGACAAGCGGATCGTGTGCCATTTGTATGCTGCGCCAAAGGATTGCGATTTACTGGACGAGGGAGCCTGGGCTAGTGCTAATCCGGCGCTTGGGAAATTTCGCAGTTTTTCGGACGTGAAAGAGCAAGCCGAGCGGGCATCCCGTATGCCGTCGAGCGAGCCGACGTTCAGAAACTTGTTCTTGAATCAACGCGTCGAAATGATTGCTCCATTCATTTCCCGTAATGTTTGGATACTGAACAGCCAAGCACCGGACGATGCCGTGTTCTATGAGGAGCCTGTGTATATCGGGCTGGACTTGTCCGCAAAAACAGACTTGACGGCAATGGTGATGGTCGCGTACCGGGAAAAATGGCACGTCCGAGCCTATTTCTGGGCGCCGCAAAAGGGGCTACGGGACCGAGCGAAGCGGGACCGCGCGCCATATGATGTTTGGGAGTCCGAAGGGCATATCCGGGCGATTACCGGGGCGTCGATAGATTACGAGGCGGTCGCAAAAGAAATAGCGGAAATATTGAGCGATTGCGATGTAAGACAAATAGCATTTGACCGCTGGCGGATTGACTTGCTAAAAAAAGAATTGGACGATATTGGAATAGTGCTACCATTAATGCCGTTCGGGCAGGGTTTCAAGGATATGGCCCCCGCGCTTGATCGGCTGGAGGAAATATTGCTTAATGACCAGATGGCGCACGGTGCAAATCCTGTGCTCACAATGTGCATGGCAAATACCCGTATCGAGCGGGATGCGGCTGGAAATCGCAAATTGAATAAAGCCAAATCTACCGGACGCATCGACGGAGCTGTGGCCCTGACAATGGCGATCGGATGCGCTGCGATGCCGACTGAGACCGATGTGATGTCAAGCTATTTGGAGTTTTTGGGTGTTGGTTCGGTAACGGAGAGACAATGAATCTCTGGACGCTATTTCTAAATTTTCTTGTCAAACCCCAACGCGGGGCAGAACGCGCGTATGTCCCAATACGGCAAGCTGGCGTTACCGTCACTGAAGATACCGCGCTGACATTCTCTGCCGTTTGGGCGTGTGTGTCGGTGATATCCCGCACTATCTCTGCGTTGCCCTGGGGAGTTTATGAGAAAACCGACTCTGGGCGGCGCGAGATTGACGGAAAATTGTCCTGGCTGTTGAATAACCAGCCAAATCCAGAAATGACTGCCATGTCGTTTCGCGAAGTGATGATGGTTCATGCGCTGTTATGGGGTAATGCATACGCCGAGATTTCGCGCGACCTTGCCGGCAGACCATCCGCATTGTGGCCAATACCACCCGACACCGTTTGTCTCGAACGCGATGCCGTCGGTAATCTGGAATATGTCGTGCGGCACGACAAAGGCAATACTCGGTTGGCGGCTACAAATATCCTGCACTTACACGGCATGGGATTCGATGGGTTGCAGGGGTATTCTCCCATTCGGCAGGCGGCGCGCTCGATCGGCATGGGTATTGCGCAAGATACATTCGGGCAGGCGTTTTATGCCAACGGCACAGTATTTGGGTCACTCCTTGAAATGCCCGGCAATATGTCGAGCGATCAAATAAAGCAAGCCGAAAAATATATGAATGATCGGCTGCGCGGACCAGATAAGGCGTTTTCGGTCAAGGTCGCGCCGGCAGGCGTAAAAGTGCATGGTATGTCCATGCCGATGACGGACGCCCAGTTTCTCGAATCGCGCAAATTCTCGGTTACAGAGATCTGCCGGTGGTATGGTGTGCCGCCGCACAAGGTTGCGGATTTGGACCGTTCGACCAACAATAATATTGAGCATCAAGGCATCGAGTTTGTTGCGGACGCAATAGTGCCGTGGGCTGTGAGGCTGGAGCAGGAAGTAAGCACCAAGCTGATCGGATCGCGCTCACAGGGACGGACCTATACAAAACTGGCGGTAAATGCGTTGATGCGTGGGGATGCCGCAAGCCGGGCGAATTTCTACAAAGCCATGACACAAATGGGTGCCATGTCGATTAATGAGGTCCGGGCGCTGGAAGAATTGAACGGTATCGGACCGGATGGTGATTCATTGCTTGTGCAATTGAATCAAACGACGCTTGAGTATCTAGTGGAAAATCCTGGTGTTAAGGCATCCGCATCAAAACCCACCGCGTCCGGAGAACCAATGCAGGCCGATGGTGAGGATGGCGGTACCACCGTAGCACAATCGCCGCAAAACGTCTCGTACGCATGGCAAGCGCGCAGGCAAGCATGATTGATAGGAACCCGAATGAATACTGATTTCAAATGCCGTGGTTCTCGCGGTGAGATTTGGCTTTATGACCCGGTAGGATCGTCGTTCTTTGGCGACGCGATTAGCGCAAAAATGTTTCAACGGGAATTAACAGCACTTGGCAAGGTGGACTCGATTTCGTTGCACATCAACAGCCCTGGTGGAGACGTGTTCGACGGCCTCGCAATTTACAACATGCTCAAGACACACCCGGCCCAGGTCGTCGTCGATATTGACGGGCTGGCGGCAAGCATCGCATCGATTATTTCGATGTCTGGCGACACGATCCGCATGGCAGAAAACGCCATGATGATGATCCATGACCCGCAAGGCTTCGCGATGGGCAACGCCACGGAAATGCAGCGCACGGCTGCGCTGCTGGATACGGTGAAGGGTAATCTGGTGGACACCTACCATTCCCGCACAGGCCAAGCCAAAGAGTCTATTGGTGCATGGATGACTGACGAGACCTGGATGACCTCGGATGCCTGCATGGCAAACGGGTTTTGCGACTCGGTGGCCGCGAATACCAAGGTCAATGCGTATTTCGACTTGTCTAATTTTCACAACGTGCCGGCGAAACTGCGGCATGTTTCACAGAACACAGTGCCTACGCCAACGCTCGATAAGATGCGCGTCGGGATTGTTTCCCAGGGCCAGCGTGTAGCCGCGCTGTGCCTCCCATGACTTCAACTCCAAGGAGTGCAAAATGAATATTGAAAAATTGAAAGCGCGGCTGCTTGAGCTCAGCAACTTGAGCCGAGCTATCCAAAACAAAGCAGAGTCTGAAAACCGCGATCTGACTGTTGCCGAAGCAAAGGAACTTGATGCGCTGCTGGCCGAATTCGACACGGTCGAGGCCGACTTGCAACGACTTACCCGCATCGATGCACAAGCTACGCGTCTATCCGAGCCGCAGCCACGTCAGGTTCCAGCGCAACCCGTGAACGCTGCTCCCTCTGCCCAAGGGCTACCCAACACCAACTTGCGGACGGTGCAGGACCGCCAGCGTTGGGGTTTCAACAACCTGGGCGAATTTGCGCAGGCGGTGCGGACGTCAGTCGTGAACCCAAGCGCAATGGATCAGCGCCTGGTGCAGAATGCCGCTGCATCCACCTACGGGTCGGAGGCGGTGGGCGCGGATGGTGGTTTCTCGGTTCCGCCCGAGTGGCGCGCGGAGATCATGCAGCTGACCGAGGCCGAGAACTCGCTGCTCAGCATGTGCGACAACCAGACCGTCTCAGGGAACTCTATCACATTCCCGACCGACGAGACCACGCCGCACCAGTCCACGGGCGGCATCCTTGCCTATTGGGATTCTGAGGCTGCGGCCATCACGCAGAGCAAGCCTTCCCTCAAAGAACTCACCGTCAAGTTGCATCGCCTGACCGCACTCGTGCCGGTCACGGAGGAGTTGCTGGAAGATTCTTCGGCGATGGCCGGCTATGTCGCAAAAAAGGCCGGCGAGAAATTGGCGTTCAAGATCAACGACGCGATCATCAACGGGCTGGGCTCCGGGCAGCCGTTGGGCATCATGGCGGCGCCTTGCCGCGTGAACATCACGAAAGTGACATCGCAGGTCGCAGCAACATTCCACGCCGACAACGCGGCAAGCATGATGGCACGGATGCCGGCGAACTCGTTTGCGCGTGCGGTGTGGCTCATCAATCAGGACGTGCTGCCCTCCATCATGAAACTGGGCTTTGCGATCACTACGGCGGCGGGCACGGCTGCGGGTGCGGGGCCGATGTATCTCATGCCAAACGGGTTGGCAAACAGTAGCCCCTATGGCTCGCTGATGGGTCGTCCGATCATCATCACCGAAGCCTGCGCGGCCCTCGGGACTTCGGGCGACGTGATTCTGGCGGACCTGTCGCGCTACCTCGCGGTGACCAAGGGCTCGTTGCGCTCGGACGTGTCGATACATCTGTGGTTCGATCAGAACCTGACTGCCTTTCGGTTTGTCCTGCGCATGAACGGGCAACCGTGGCTCAGTGCCGCCATTGCCCGAAAGAACGGCTCCAACACGTTGTCGAATTTCGTTACCGTCGAGACCCGTTCTTGATCCTCACAACTCTCTAACTCTCAGGAGAATCACATGACTGTTTCACTCAACGGACGCCTCGACGAGCAAGTCACCCCCGTGCTCGCGGCAATCGGGCTGGCGTTGACCAGCACACTCGGCGACTGCGTTTACGTTTCGCTGAAAAACTTTCGCAAGTGCCAGGTGATCATCGGCATTGCTGACGGCACGACCATCACCGGCGCAACCATCACGCTGAAGCAAGCAACAGCGGTGGCGGGCACCAGCGAAAAGGCGCTGGCGTTTACACGCATGCTCGCCAATGTGGATCACGCGGCGGCGCGCACGATGGTCGAGACGGCGGTGACGTCGAGCACCTTCACGACCCAGACCACCAACTCCAAAGACTCGTTCTACGTCATTGATGTAGACGCCGAAATGCTGGACATTGCTGGCGGATTCGACTGCTTCCGGGTTGATTGCACGGGCCATGCGGCAACCGCGATGCGCGGCTCGTTTGTGCTCTACAACCTCTGGGGCGCGCGCTACAGCGTCAGCCCGCTGTCAGCGTCCACGGCAGCGATTGCAGACTAACCTGTAGTCTCCTGCGTCATGCGCCTGCGCGATGCGGGCGCATCTCGAAGGTACACCGATGACAAAAACCATTCTGCTAAACGGCAACGCTCGCGACGAGCAAAACCGCGAGCGCCGCGCGGGTGACAGTTTCGTCTGCTCGGACACGTTCGCGGCGGCAATGGTCAACGACAACCGCGCAGCGTATGTCTGGGACCACAACCAGCCAGCAAACGCGTTGCCCGCGCAGTACGCCATCAACCCGTCCAACAGCAACGTGCTCGGGTTGCTCGGACCGAGCGGCCAGATCATACGATCACTCGACGATCAGTACCGCTCCGACATCGGGTTCGACTTCTGGTCTCCCGATGCGCAAAGCGTGGTGCCGACTGTTACCAACGCCACCAACATCACGGGCGGTAACGGCGGCGTGACGCTCAGCTACGAGACCATCAATGGGGAGCGTTTTCTCGTTGCCACGGCGACCGTCACGGCAGACGGCGCGGCGTCCTTTCACCTAGCATGGAATACGCCGCAGCTTCAATCGTTCTCGGCCTGCGCACTGACGGCAGAGTTTATTTTTGACTACGCTCACCGGTCGAGTATTGGTGGCTTTCTGTCGCTCGATGGGTCCTATTCAGCTTATTCGCAATTCGGAAATAGAAACCTCAACGGCGGGAATCAAGGCGACATCATCAGTTGCAACGGCTTGACCGCGTTCACCTGGCACCAGGACCGGTTGGACAATAACAGCCTGACCGGCATCGCCGAGTCCTGCTCTACATATGGGCAGTTCACCGTCGGCAAGCTGGCCATATCCCTTAACCCTATCGCTGGCACACGCGTCTTCAAGTTGCGATCGTTCCGGGTGACCACCGCGCCACGACGTGCGCGGATTGCTCTTGTGCACGATGACGGCCCGCGCAGTTTTTTCAATCGTGGATCACCTATCTTGGCGCGCTATGGTTTCAGAAGTACGTGTGGGGTCATACGCCCCGCCGTGGAGGGTGCTACGCTGACGGGTTTGTACGCAAACCTGGCAGAGCTGAAGCGTTTTGTGGACGCCGGAAATGCGTGCGTCGCGCATGGGCCGAACGGGGCTATCACGGGCAATGTGTACTCGGGCGCGCTCGCGGGCGGAGCAACCGCAGAACTGAACGCGGCGCGGGTGGCGAATTGCAACCTTGCGCGCGACTATCTGATCGCGAATGGGTTGTGCACCGATCAGGGCGCCAAGTGTTTTGTGTGGCCGCAGGGCTACTGGAACGCCGACACCGGA